GAGACTTAAATACTTATGGCATTTACTTTTATGTTAATGATGGCACAATGAATCTATATGATACTTTTACAGGTGTATCTAATTCAAAATGCCTAACTAAATTAGACTTTATATTACAAGCAAGTTTTGATATAAGCAGTACAAATGTAACAAGTTGTCTTCCTATGGGGTTAGAAGACCAAATATTATATTCATCAACTTTTGCGGTTGGTGCTCAATTATACACAAATAGAGCATTAACAACGGCTAAAACATTTGCGACAAGTAGATGGATATACAACTATTCTTATGGTGGATTATCATTACAAGTGAATACATCGGGAGTAATATTATCAATTGTTTCTTGTTAAAAAATAATATATTTGTACCAAATTATAATTTTATGAAGTATTCAAATTTATTAAACCTAGTCGCACAAATGGAGGCGATCATAGGTAACCAGGAAACAAAAGTACAAAAGAAACTATTTAAAATCTTTGAAAAGGTTAAGCCTAGCTATGAAGCGTATCAATCCAAAAAGGATGAGTTACGCCTTGATAATGCAAGCGCCAACGACAAAGGAATTTTAAATGTAACGGAAAAGGGTGATTACCAATTTACAAAGGAAGGCATTAAAAAGCTTACGAGCGACATTAAAGCCTTAAATGATGAGGAGTTCACTTTTGAGAAGATTAACATCGTTAATCCTCAAGGGCTTGAAAACTTCATTTTCCTTGAAGATTGGACCAATGGTATCGAATTTATTAAACAAGATGAAGAGGAACTTTAAGCAATGACACAAGATAGCAGCCAAGCGCTCGTTAACACAACGGTATCAATTACCGCAGCAAGTATAACAATCACTCAAGCACAACCATTGATTACAATGGTAGCGGGCTTGGTTGCTATCATTTCGGGTATCCTAGCAATTATTTATTACATTAAACAAATAAGAAAGCTATGATGAAGTTTTTAAACTCAATGCTTGGATCATGGATTAAGGTAGTTATTACCGCAATCCTTACAATGGCAATGGCGAAAGGTGATATCTTTGCAATTACTTTAAAAGAATGCTTATCAGCCGGTGCTATCTCAATAATGCCTATTATTATAAATTTCCTTAACCCTAATGATCCGCGATATGGTAAGAAATAGCATCATTGCATTTTTAATGATTGCGCTAACTTTTAGTTGCAATCCAATCCGCAAAGCAGAGCGCCTTATTTTAAACAATAAAGATGCTAGTGAGCGGATTTTTCGTGCTTTGGAGGTTACTCATCCATGCGCAAATGACACTACCTTAATAACCAAATATGACACTACCTTACTTGTTGATACCATTGTTGACTACAAAAGAGATACAATCAATATTAACGGGGTTGAATACATAACCATTAAAGAGGCAGCCAAAACCATTGTTAAGACAGTTAAGGTTAACCAAATTGTAACCGGTTATGTTGTTGATACTCGTAGCCTAGGCATTGCGCTTGATTCCGTGCGATATTACAAGACTTTGGCGCAAGTTAATAAAGAGACTAGCAAGTCATGGAGCCGCCGATTTTGGGTACTTTTAATCGCTTTAATCGTTATTGGATTTTTAAAGTATAAATTATGATAATATCCGAGCATTTATCTTTATCCGAATTAATTCGTAGTGACTCCGCAAAGCGCCTTGGAGTTACCAATATGCCAACCGATGAGCATATCATCAATTTAAAGGCATTGGCCGAAAATATCTTTGAGCCAATCCGCAACCATTTCCGTTGCCCGATTTTTATCTCATCCGGATACAGGTCCGCAGAACTTAACCAAGCATTGAAAGGGGCCAAATCAAGCCAACATCTCAAAGGTGAGGCAATTGATATTGACATGGATGGCTCATCCAATGGTGTGACAAATGCAATGGTGTACGAATTTATTAAATCAAAGCTTGATTTTGACCAACTTATTTGGGAGTTCGGCAATACTGTTAACCCTTCCTGGGTACATGTAAGCTTCAAAAAGAACGGCCCCCAAAGACATCAAGTCTTGAGAGCCGTGTTAGTAGATGGGGGAACGAAATATGTTATAGTTTCATAACCAATTTTTGGTACTCTTCCTTAAAATCATAATCAGTTTGCAACATATTATTTGTTGATTTAATCGCATTGATTACTGTTGTGTGATCACGATTAAAGGCAATTCCAATCTCATCCAATGTAAGCAAAGTATTATATCTCAATATATGCATTGTTAATAATCTAGGTATTACAATAGGACCTTTTCTAGTTTTTGATTTTATTTGATCTACTGTTATATTGTATTGCTCACAAGTGTTTGCAATAACTGTATCAATATACTTCAACACTTTCTTTTTAGGCATTGTCTTAAAGCCAATCTTTGCTTTCTTAATCCCTGGCATTATCATGTAATTCATTGTCGTTTATTTTAACCTCATTAAATTTACCGGTTAATTCCGATATGATTATTTGGGATTTAAAAAATTTATAACTTGATAGGTCATTTTGTAGCAAGTGAGTAAGCTTGCCAACCATATCTATTTTCTCAATAATTGTTAACTCAATCCATTCTTTGTGATTTGGCATCTTCTCTAAATTTAACGATTAAAAATAATATTGCATATACAAAACACGCGAGTGGTACTGCAATTAAAAAAAACTTAATTAGTGATAAAATTGCTCTAATCATGGCTAAATATTTTGTAAGAAAGCCGTGATTAAAAATGCGGTGATTAAAATAATGACCGCTTGAAAGTTGTGGTTTTGTTGTTTATTCATTTTGATTTTGTTTAGAAACCAAAGCTATGTTATTTTAATTTAATAAAAAAATATTTTTAATATATTTTTTTAAAATGCCTTAAAGTAAAGTCTTTTTTGGCTTGGACCATGTTAAAAATACGCTCCTCAATGCCTCCAACGGTGAATATCCAAAACACTTTTGAGGCTATTGTCCGGTCCTTTGTTTGCATCCTTGCCCTTGATTGCCAATAGCTTACCGCTGAAAAGTCAATATTATACATGACAAGCGCATCGGCCGTGCTTAAATTTATCCCCTCCCTTCCGCTTTGCACCTGGCTTATGAATACCGCATCGCCGCCGGCCTTATTAAACTCTTGCGGATCATCATATGAGTTTTTAAAAGTTGCCTTTAAAAGCAACCCCTCGGCTATGTACTTATAAAAAATGGCAATCTTTTGATCCTTAAACCTTTCCTTAATAAAATTGGCTTTTGTGTCATCAAAGATGATTGCATTGCCATCATCCTTTTTAACGGTACCACTACAAATTTGGTGTACTTTCTGCATCTCTTTAACCGCCGTATCTGCCACCACTATCTCACCATCCTTTGTCCTAAATAATTTGTTCTTGGTAATCTTATCAATGGCCCATTTGACCTTATCACTCATTGGTACATACAAGATGGCCTCTTGCACCAAAGATTCAAATCCGGCCTCCTGTTGCGTATATGTCAAAAACAAATGATTTATCTCGCATTCAATCAACTCCGTTTTGACATGTGAGTAATCTGCAAGCTCCCGATTAAAAACAAATTTTTTCTTTGGGATGCCGTAATGCTTATGCCAGGAATAAAAGTTTTTATGATCTGCAAATGGTGACTTATCCGATACCCAAAATTGATGGAATATTTGAGCAAAGCTTTCCGGTGTTGGTGTACCACTTAAATAAATCACCGGCTTTTTTTGACATAATACTTTTAATGTTTTTGTACGCTCCGATGGTATAGGGTATTGGCCCAAGCAATGTGCCTCATCTAATATGATGATATCATAATTATCAATATACTTTTGTACGCTTTCATAATTAATTACATCAAGATTATATTTATAGCCTGTTAATTTAAAATCATCCTCAATGCTTGAGATAGCTTTTTTCTTTGTGACAAATAAGACATTTTGAACTCCCATCTTATTAGCCAAATGTAAACTTGTTAATGTTTTGCCGGTCCTTACTTGCATCGCAAGATATACCAAACCAAATTCATTAATAACCTCAAGGCCCCTATTGGCTATGTCGATTTGATAGTCTCGGAGTTGCATATTGCTTTAAAAATTTGATAAGCTACTTGAGGCACTATTGCGTTTCCGTAGGCTTTGATTGATTCTTTTCTCCATTTAGAAAAGGTGATGTTGTCCAATTCTTTGGGAAGCCCATCATCTCCCCCACAAACAGGGGAGACAGTTGGGAAGTCTTGCCATTTGTTTGTGCATTCCACATTGCTATATCCATTTGCCTTTTGCCTATTCGGTTGTCCCAATATTTTTCCGAATGTCCGTGCTTTACTATGTGTGCAGTTGGAGTTGGTAACATTCCCTTCCATTCTATTGACTCCTGGTATGTCATTTTGTAATCCATTTCTATTGGTACTTGATAATGATTCTTTATTATTATCCAATCCTCTATTGTTGGATAGCTGAATCCAACTTTGCCTTTCCTGTACCAATGTTCTACTTTTGTTAATGTCAATTTTGTCTTTGCTGACATTTCTTTTTGATCCGCAATTGTCTTTATCCAATCTACAAATTCCACTTGAGAAGGTAGTTTTGTTCTTTTCATATACTCTTCCGATGCAAGTTCCATCGCAAGAGCAGAATTGTTTTTCAGTATTTCCATTTGTATTGCATCCGTTAATGTCTTTTGTATTTGTTGCCCCGAATGTCTCATTGTTGCTCCCATTAACATTTTTGCCGCTCCTGTCATATCCCCATTCTTGGTGCTGTCTATGCAAGTTGGTGTTGGTAGCATCCCCAATATCTGCGTTGCCAGGTTCGGCATTGTTGTTCCGTTGGGATATTTCTCCATTCTCTTTTTGAACTTCTCTAAATTCACCGGATCTTCCTTTGTCGTTGGAGTGAGCAACAAACCAAATTCTTTGTCTTTGGTGCGGTGCGCCGACACTTGCAGCAGGAATAAGAAACGGTTGTACTGCATAGCCTTCCCTTTCCAAATCATCGCACCCCTCGTTGAATACCCCCCCCCCCCCCCAACTAACGAGTCCACGAACATTCTCGCCCACGATGTATCTCGGTTTGATTTCTTTAATTGCTCGTAACATTTCCGGAAAGAGATGTCGTTCATCGGCCTTTCCAAGTTGCTTTCCGGCGCTTGAGTATGGTTGACAAGGGAATCCTCCTGTAAGGATATCAATACTTCCTTCGTGAATAGAGAAGTCTGTTTTAGTGATGTCATTGTAACTAATTGAATTTGGAAAATGATGTTTAAGTACTTTTTGACCAAATGGATTCCATTCGCAATGAAATATGTTATCCCATCCCATCCATTCGGCCGCAAGGTCAAATCCTCCTATGCCGCTGAAAAGTGATCCATGTGTCATGTTTTGATTAATTTGTGCCATCCTGTAATGGTGTATCGTTCGTATCATCGATACGGCGATAACCCTCATCCCATAATAGCTTTGTTAAAGTAATTGATTTTTTTATTATAACCGCTTCGCTATCTTTTGGATTTAAGATATGTAATATTTCATGTAAGCAAATCTCAAGATGCTTTTTGCCTTTCAACCTGGTATCCAAATATATAATCCCATCGCTCTCCGCAATGCCATGAGCTTGTTCCCTTCCTAGTTTTTTATAAATTATCTTTATTTTCACTTCGAGTCTTAATGATTTTCTTTAAATAAATAGCCAAATCTAATGCTTCCTCGTATGCATGTTGCAACCATTCATCTTGGCTTAAATCCTTTCTATCCATTGTGGTGCCATATTCCGCTCGGCCCTTCTCCTCTCTAAATAATAAATCATCAATGATATCGTATAAAAGTTTACTCATTATTTATCCGTTTTATTATGATGCTTGCCGCATGTTCTGCATCTAAAAATTAATTTAACTACTCCGCTTGCTAATGCTCTTCGGTCCTTGATTACCAGGTCATCGCTGCCACACTCCGGACAACTGCCTTTGTGATGGCCAAATATTACTCCGTAATGTGTTTTGGGTGCGATATGGTTTGATAGTTTCTTATGGACCTTCTCAAGTAGTACAACATCCATCTTGCAATACTTAACCATCTTATCCATTGCCACTTGATCCTTTTTTAAAACGATGTTTTTCCATAAGTCAAAATCCGTTTTAATCTTTGATCCTATGCCTAGGTATCCGGCAATGTAATTAAGCTTATTGCTATTGAATTTAAATTTTGACCTTGAGACTTTTAAGGTGTCAATGGTTTGGTAGGTTGGGAACATATCGATGCCGTAAAATAAACATCTTGTCCTCACCCATGCAAGATCAAACTTATCACCATTATGACCAACCAACTCATCCGCTTCATTTACTATCTTAATAAAATCTTGAAGCATCTTTTTATCACTTTGCTTTGCATCCCAGGTGAGCGCGTGAGTCTCTTTGTCATCCTCCCATTTGTAACATATGCAAATAATGGCACGCTCGGTGATAATATTCTGCGGCCCAATGTTTAACTTAAACCCGCTTTGCCAAAAAAAACCAATGTTCGGACTTGTCTCGATGTCGAAATACAATCTCTTCCTTTTGGTTCTCGTTATCATAATGCGGGTTTAAGTGTAAAACTACTATTTTTTATGAGATAACTGATAACTAAATTCTCGCGGCTTATCATTCTCATGCTCCGCGTTCCATAACTGTTGGACTGCTTGGAACAATGACCAATCATCCGAGGTGTCATCTTTGGTCACCATCTGCCACCCAGGACCTTGGATGACTCCATTCTTACCATAGGTCCGAGTCTTGGCATTAAGCCATAAAATAGCCACGCCATCAATATCCGGCATGTTATCGGATTGCTTAACCGAATGATTATATAATTCCTTATAAGCCGCCAATTGCAGCCAATAGCTATTATATATCCCATTGCTTGTCTTAATGTCTAAAACATAATTTTTGCCATCAATGGTGCAAATGCGATCAAGTGTACCGGCAAACTTTAAATGATTGCTTACAAAGGTTTGCTCAATCATTGCATGTACCGGCTTATGGTTTACACTAAATTCAACATATCGCTCAAACATATTCCACTCCTCAAGCGAATACTTTGGGCGGTTGTTATCATCTAATAAAGTACACTCCATGCCGTGATCGTAATCTTCGGTTAATTGGTGTACGGTAGATCCCCGGCGCCCGGCGTTATCTCTTATCTCATCTGCCTTTGAGCCAACCTCCTTCATCCATTGGATAAGGGCAAATGGCTTTGGATAAGCTTCAAGTAAAGTGGTGGCACTTGGGAAATAATTCCCATCTTCATCGTGGTAAAATCTACCATCGACAAATGTTAATTGATTGGTTTTGGTTTTTACTAGCATGTGTATTCTTTTATGGTTTCGGTAATTACTTTGTCTCCGTTGTTGGCAATGACTGCGGTTGCAATTTGCTCAATCTCTTCAAGGGTTTCGGCCCCTGTAATAAACTTATTATCGACATATAAAAAATATCTCTCGAAATTGTCGATGATGTTAATCTCTTTGGTAATTTTAATTTTCGGCATGTTTTTAATTTTAAATTATAAAAAGTGCCTTTTTGTACGGAAGGCTAACCGCTAACCAAAACCAACTAAAAAGGTGACTCCTCATCCAATACCAAATCATTATCATTATGCTTTGCAAAAATCTTTAAAGCAGTTTGCTCAAGGAACTCCATCATTGCAGAATCATCCCATTGCTCCTTACCTTTAACTTTAATCTTCTCCATTTGTGGTAAGCCATTAGGAGCATCCTTTGTGTAAGCCGGTGCAATCTTTGTATCATCTTGATACATTGTGATGCCGGTAACTGTTTTGCTTACATCGTTTTTGTCCTTCATGGCCCAAGGCATAAATCTTAAAGGTTCCTCAATGTTAATGTTTGGCAAAGCTTTTAAAAAGCTTGATGCATATCGACTTGAGTACGGCATTGATACAATATATGTATCGGCGCCATCCTGGAATGTCAATTGCCATTGCTTACCATAGTCATTCTCACGAGTGTTAACATTTGTAATGTTACCCGTTAAGTCTTTGAAGCGCTCTTCAAAAACAAGTTTACCGGTTTTTGTTACTCGCTCGGTTGTGCGATCATTCGCCGTTTTGTGTTGGCGTACTAGGTTCCCATCGGAAACGGAGAGGTAAGTTAAATTTGTACCTCCTAAATTTGATAAAGCCATGATTTAAATATCGTTTGTTTTATAACGACATCACAATACTAAACTATTTAATTTGAATAAAAAAACTTTTTTATTAAATTTTTTTAAATTACATTTGGAGCATAAACGAAATGCCTCCGCTAATTAACAATAATTAATAATCGTAGTGGGTTATCCTGGATGGGAGCGGGGGTGTTTTTTTATAAGGTTTGACCATTTAAAACTATTGGATAAAATCGGTAGTGTCCTTAAAAATGGTATCTTAAAACCAATAACATGAAAATTTTATTTATCATTGCATTCCTAATATTGGTATGCATATTAATCAACCTAGATGAAAACTATGAAAAAAGAAACACGAGGGCGTAAGCCACTCCCCGAAAAGGAAAAGAAAAAAGCTTTGACCATAATGGTGAAAAGCAAATTTTTAAACGAAGCTAAAAAAGAACTTAAAGAAATTGAGAGAATCTATTCTGCAAAGCAAAGTCATCCGGCACTTTGAGTTGATCGGTTGGTATGTCGTAAAGATAATACAATGCAATAAAAATGGCATGCCCGACCTAATGATCCTCAAGGATGGTAAAACTTTCTTTATTGAATGCAAGGCCGAGAAGGGCCGGCTTTCGGAATTACAAAAGTATAGACATGAACAACTTGAAGAGCAAGGGTTTCGCGTTTATACTATTTACAAAATGGATGAGATTAAATTTATAACCAAATGATTAAAGCAGCCAACTACTATGCAAATCAAGGTTTCTCCGTTATCCCAATAGGTGATAACAAGAGAGCAATTTTCCCTTGGACCGAGTTCCAATCCAAAATAATGGATGCGGCAACAATGAAGGCCCAATTTACTAACACAAGGTCAAACAACATTGCCATCATCGGTGGCGCAGTCTCCGGAGGATTAGAGATAATTGATGTTGATCTTAAATATGATGTAAGCGGTACATTATGGGATCGACTTAAATTCGAACTAGGTAACTTAATGGAGCTTTTATATGTGGTGCGCACCAAATCCGGTGGGTATCATTTATATTACAGGTCCGAAGAGATTGAAGGCAATCAAAAACTTGCCATGCGCCATGCAACAAAAGAGGAACTTAAAGAGACACCACACGCAAAAGAGATAGTGTTAATTGAGACACGCGGTGAGGGAGGATATGTGCTTGCACCTCCATCCGAAGGGTACACCAAAGAAAAGGACTTTAAGATAAATGTTATAACATTAGAGCAAAGAGAATCCATCTTATCAATTTGCAGATCATTTAACGAAGTAGTCAAAGAGGTGCGCCAACAAGTTATAACTGAAACTGATAATTTTCAACTAACACCTTGGGATGATTACAATAATAAGTGTGATGTCGTTGCATTACTTGAAAAGCACGGTTGGACTTGGATTGAGCGCAAAGGTGAGCGTGATTACTTAAAGCGCCCAGGCAAAACCGATTCTCATATCTCGGCCGATTATCATCAAGGCCTTGGACTGTTTAAAGTATTCTCAACATCAACCGAGTTTGAGACAGGCAAAGGATACAAGCCGTTTGCTATTTATACCATCCTTGAACATGGTTCAAACTTCTCTAATGCTGCAAAGCAATTGTCTCAAGATGGATTTGGGGAACAAAAGAATCGCATCTCATCAAATATTAAAAGAGACTTCCTTAAGAAAAAAGAGGAAGGGCTTGATAATAAAAACATCGCCGCCTACCTTTCACAAAAGCATAACCTGGATGTAACCAAGACCGAGGACCTTATAAAAGATATTGAGAGCGGTAATGGAGAGAGCATCCTTACATTTTGGAATGTAAATGATAAAGGAATTGTCACCATTGATCGGTCCAAGTTCCTTTCCTTCCTATCAAGCAATGGCGGGTTTTATATTTATTATTATGACAATAAGCTTAATTATAAATTGGTCCGCGTTGAAGATGGCTTTGTCTCGGAGACAAATATGGAGCAAATTAAAAAGTTTCTTAACTCATATATTGACTCCCTACCATCCAACTTTGATGGCACCAACCCATCCAAGCTCCGCGAGATAATTTATAAGGGAGCCGATGCATATTTTAACAAAGGGTTGTTTGAGTTTATGCAGAACATAAAGCTTAACTTCCTTAAGCACACCAAGACCGCTGCTTTTTATCCTTTTAAAAATGGAGTGGTCCGCATCACTAAAAATAAAAAGGAACTAATTAAGTACGGTGATTTGGGCGTACATGTTTGGAAAGACCAAGTAATTGATTTTAATATTGACATCGAACAAGACATTGACTTTGAATATGTGCAATACACTAAATTTATTGATAAGGTTTGCAATGGAGACACCGAGCGCATTGCTTATGCCATTAGTTTAATTGGTTACTTACTACATACTTACAAGGATCCGACCAAATCATATGCGGTAATCCTTGCGGAAGAGACCGAAGATGAGGCCCAAGGCGGTGGCGCCGGTAAAGGGATTTTCTTTAAGGCCATCGGTAAATTAATTAACCTGGTGTCAATTGATGGTAAGAACTTTAAGCTTGATAAGTCATTCGCATTCCAACGCGTTGAGTTATCCACTCAATTAATTATCATTGAGGATTGCCGTAAGAATTTAGACTTTGAGGGATTTTATTCCAAGATTACCGAAGGGGTGACAGTTGAAAAGAAAAATAAAGATGAGCTTTACATTGATTACAATAATGCTCCAAAGTTTGGATTTACTACAAATTACACCATCAACTACTCCGGAGGACACGGCAAGCGAAGAGTAAAAGTGATTGAGTTTGGTTCGTTCTTTAACCATAAGAACTCACCACTTGATTTCTTTGGCAATACTTTGTTTAATGATTGGGATCAAGATGAGTGGAATCGCTTCTATAATTTTATGATTGAATCAGTTCAAATATATCTTGAGACCGGTATTCCTGTTATTGAGAATAGCGACTCAATTAATCGTAAGAATGTTAAGCTTAATTTTGGTGAGGACTTCCTGGCTTATTATGATGATATTGTCCGTGACAAATGGTTTGAGTTTGGCTCGGAATACATATCATTTTGTAATATTAATGACTTTGATAAAAAGGATTACTCACAAATAAGGTTTAAAAAAGGACTTCATATGTCCTCGGATATCTTTGGAATCAAATTGGAAACCCGCCGAAATAGGCAAAATAATAACAAACATGAGTTTAAAATCTTATCTTGATCCGGTAAAAGCATTTGACAAATGGATAATTGCTAATCCAAAAGGTGGTATATTTGTGTGGAAAGGCATCAAATTGGAGGTAAAACCTAAAAATGTACTCGGTTGTACTTGATTTGTACTCGATTTGAGCTATGTTTTAATACACATAACTGATTGATAATTAACTAATTAAAAAAAATGTACTCGATGTACTCGCTTTTATTAAATATTTCCTTGACCTCTTCTTTTTTTTTATTTTTTATTATAATAGTCCAATTTATTATAGGTAAATCGAGTACACGAGTACAAAACACTCACAACTAATTAATAGTCAATATGTTAAGCAAAAAAAAACCGAGTACATGTAATGAAATCATTGAATATGTATATTTGAATCCACAAATTGACCAATTGATTAAATCAGTACGGCCAAGCGATTTACAAGATGACTTGAGACAGGAACTTGCTTTGGCATTGTTGAGCATCCATTGCGATAAGATAACCGAAATTTGGGCCTCTAATGGCTTAATAGGATTCTCAATTAAGATTATTACTAATATGGCATTTAGCTCAACATCTCAATTTTATAAAAAGTTTCGTAAGAATGATTATGATAAAGCTATTAACTATTTAAAGTCTCAACTTAAATTACCCGAATTAAATCCTAAATTTGCAAAGGTTGCTAATGCTCGCCTGGTAGCAAAGTTTGCCGAAGATGAGATGCAAGCACATGAAGCAATACTTTTTAACAAATATGTCGAAGTAAGATCATGCAAAAAAGTAGCGGACCATTATAACATACCGGAGAAACATGTAAAGGATATTATTAGGAAAACAAAACTTGAGTTAAAAACATTATGCTTAAATAAAATATTTTAATTATGAAAACAGCAATGACACAATTTTTAGAATGGTTGGAAAATTCATCAAATGTAAAAGATGATATTTTGAATTGGGAACTTGTTAAAGAAAATGCACTTGAAAAAGAAAAAGAGCAGATAATGGATGCTTATGGATATGGTATTATAGATGCTGTAGATGATACAATACAAGGCAAAGAA